AATCATTTAGAGCAAGAATGAATTGTGACTCTCCAGGTCCAAGATGGAAAGCAAGATATTGGTCGTGTCGTAAGTGGTAACTTAATTAACTCCGAGTTACATACTTATATAAACAAGTAAGTTTAACAAAAGAGAAAATTATGACAAGACTTAAAATTTGGTTCATCAATCTATGGAATAGATTATTGAACAAGACAACCATCGATGAACAAATCATGGAAACAGTAGCAGATGCAAAGGAAAAGCTACAATCAGTTAAAGAAGAGTTTGCAGACGTAGCAGAAGAACTTAAAGACGTAATGTCGGCTGTCAAAGGAAAAGTTACTAAAAGTAAACTCCGTTCTATGACAAAAGCACAATTATTTGAAGCTGCTGTAAAAGACCACGGCGTTCAATTAGATTCTACGCTTGACAAAACGAACCTTATTAACAAAGTTTACGAACTTTACAACAAGTAATTTGTGAGAAAGTATTTCGGAGATATCAAGACCCTTCTGATAGTAGTATTAGGAGTTATTATATTTTTGACACGGAGTTGTCAGAACGGGTCTGATATTACCGAACCTCAAGTAATTACTGAAGTAGTTACAAAGTGGGATACTGTAGAAGTTGAAAAAACTAAATACATTCCCAAAATTGTAGAAAAGGTAGTAATCAATATTGACACATTCTCAGTTCCAATTGACACGGTTTCAGTTTTAAAAGATTATTACGCAAAGTATTTCTATACAGACACAATCCTAATAGACACACTTGGTTCTATTGTAGTAAACGATACAATCACACGAAACTTAATTTCGTTTAGGGATGTTCAATCCAATATTCTAATTCCAACAACTACAATTACAAATACTGTTTACCTTAACAAAAGAGAATTCTTTGGGGGTATTTCGGTAGGTGGGACTCCATCTCAATTGGATTATATAAATGGTGAACTCCTATACAAAGGTAAGAAACGAAATGCATATGGTATTGGGGTTGGGGTTAATAACCAATTTGAACCCATCTATACATTTAAGATGTATTGGAAATTAAGTAAGTAATATGCCAGATATAAAAACACTTATCAGAGAAGAGTGGATACGGTGCGCTAAAGACCCAGTTTACTTCTTTAAAAAATATTGTTATATCCAACATCCGCACCGAGGTAAGATTTTGTTTAATCTATACCCATTCCAAGAGGATTTGATGAGTAATGTGAACGATAATCGATTCAATGTTATTCTAAAGTCGAGGCAGTTGGGTATCTCAACCTTATCAGCAGGGTACTCACTTTGGTTGATGTTGTTTCACGAAGATAAGAATATTCTTGTAATCGCAACCAAACAAGAGGTCGCTAAGAACCTTGTAACAAAGGTTCGTTTTATGCACGATAACTTACCATCGTGGTTAAAAGGTCAAACGGAAGAAGATAACAAACTATCATTACGATTGAGAAATGGTTCTCAAATAAAAGCAACATCAGCGGCAGGTGACGCGGGTCGTTCTGAAGCATTATCGATGTTGATTATTGATGAGGCTGCATTTATTAACAATGTGGAAGAGATTTGGACTTCGGCACAATCTACACTTTCTACTGGTGGGGGTGCAATTGTATTATCTACTCCAAATGGTGTGGGTAATTGGTTTCACAAGATTTGGGTTCAAGGTCAACAAGGTGACCAATGGTTTCCAACAGAACTGCATTGGAGTGTACATCCTGAACGAGACCAATCTTGGAGAGATGAACAAGAAACACTATTAGGAGCCAAAGGTGCTGCTCAAGAGTGTGATTGTGACTTTATTTCATCTGGTCATACTGTTGTTGAGGGTGCTACATTACAATGGTATGAGGAAACATATGTCAAAGACCCGTTGGAAAAACGAGGTTTCGATGGTAACTACTGGTTATGGGATTATCCAAATTATTCTCGTGATTATGTTGTCGTAGCTGATGTCGCACGAGGCGACTCATCGGATTATTCAGCATTCCACGTTTTTGATGTAGAGACTGTTGAACAAGTCGCAGAATACAAAGGTAAGTTAGACACCAAACAATATGGTGCTATGTTAGCATCGGTGGCAACTGATTGGAACAATGCAATGTTGGTTATTGAAAACGCAAATATTGGATGGGCTGTAATTCAAGAAGTAATCGATAGAAGTTACAATAACCTATATTATTCGTATAGAGATTTAGGTTATGTTGATGATGACATACATCTAAGAAAAGGGTTTGACCTTAAACGAAAAGAGGATATGGTTCCTGGATTTACAATGTCATCAAGAACACGGCCTTTGGTAATATCTAAATTAGATATGTATATGAGAGAAAGAACCCCTATAATCCATTCTAAGAGACTTATAGATGAATTGTTTGTATTCATATGGAATGGTAGTAGAGCTGAAGCACAACGAGGTTATAATGATGACTTGGTAATGTCCTTCTCAACCGGATTGTGGGTTCGTGACACCGCATTAAAATTAAGACAACAGGGTATGGATTTGACCCGTACCACATTAAGTCATATGGGTAAATCGAGTACTGGTGTATACTCACAACGAAACCTTGGCCAAGACCCTTGGAAGCAAAAAGACCAACGTGGAAATGACAACGATTTAACTTGGTTACTATAAATTTGGTAGTTAAGTTTATTTTTTGTATATTTATACTTTATAAGAGTATACACTTTTAGTTAGAGACAGTATTATGGCAAATAAATCGCTATTTAGTAGGTTAGGTAGATTGTTCAACACTCAAGTTGTTGTTCGTAGAATTGGTAAAGGTAAAACTCAAGCAATTGATACACAAAGATTACAATCTCAAGGTAACCTTCGTGGTTCATCATATTATGATAGGTTTGGTAGATTACATACCAGTCGTAGAAACTGGGAGACCTATAATAATCAATTCAACTATCATTCAAACAAGTTAGAATTGTATACTGATTACGAAGCGATGGATAAGGATTCTATCATCTCATCAGTTCTTGATATTTACGCAGATGAATGTACTCTAAAAAATGATGTAGGTGATGTTATCCGTATTAAGACCAATAACGAGGATGTGAAGAAAATTCTTCATAACTTATTTTACGATGTTTTAAATATCGAGTTTAATCTTTGGGCTTGGATTCGTGGTATGAGTAAGTATGGTGATTATTTTCTTCATCTTGATATCGAAGAAGGTGTTGGTGTCGTGAATGTATCACCAATGTCTGCATATGAAGTTGAAAGAGAAGAAGGATTTAATCCTGAGAATCCATATGAAGTAAGATTTAAGTTGGGTTCTATGGGTGCAGCTCACGGAGCAAGTGTAAATAAGAATGCAGAATTCTTTGAGTTCTACCAAATTGCTCACTTTCGTTTAATGGCGGATACAAACTTCCTACCTTATGGTCGTTCACTATTAGAGGGGGCAAGAAAGACTTGGAAGCAATTAACTCTTATGGAAGATGCGATGATGATTCATAGAATTATGAGAGCACCTGAAAGAAGAATCTTTAAGATTGATGTAGGTAACATTCCACCAAGTGAGGTGGATAACCATATGAGAGGTATTATCGACCAAATGAAGAAGATTCCATATCTCGACCAAAACACTGGTGACTATAACCTCAAGTTTAACTTGATGAATATGTTGGATGACTATTACCTACCAGTTCGTGGTGGACAAAGTGGTACTGAGATTGATTCATTAAGCGGTATGGAGTTTGGTGGTATTGATGATATCGAATACCTAAGAAATAGAATGATGGCAGCACTTAAAGTGCCAAAAGCATTTATAGGATATGATGAGTCGGTAGAAGGTAAGGCTACATTAGCACAAGAAGATATTAGATTCGCTCGTTCAGTCGAACGCGTTCAGAAGATTGTTCTTTCAGAGTTAACTAAAATTGCAATCATTCACTTATACTCACAGGGTTACGAAAACGAAGACCTTGTAAACTTTGACTTGGAATTGACTACACCATCCATCATCTACGAACAAGAAAAAGCAAGCTTGTGGTCTGAGAAGGTATCATTGGTTAGAGATATGAAAGACCTAAAGATGGTATCTCAAGAGTGGATGTACAAGAATGTATTTAATATGTCTGATGATGAGTGGAAAGTTGAACAAGCAAAGGTTATCAAAGACCTTAAACTTGGATTTAGACACACACAAATCGAAGATGAGGGTAACGACCCAGTAAAAACCGGCCAATCATTTGGTACTGCGCATGATATCGCCGCTATGCAACAAGATGGTGGTGCAGAATCTAAATTAAGTGATGGCGGTGGTTCACCTGAAGGTGGATTTGATGGGGCCGGCCGCCCACCTGAAGGTGGTGGAGATTACAAAACGGATGACAACCCATTTGGTAGAGACCCTCTTGGGCAAAAAACGGATATAAAACCAGCCGCAACATATCATAAATACAAAAACTCACCACTAGCATATGAACAATCAGAAGCTTTAAAGTTATCCTTAAAATCGGTAAAAACAAAATCACGAGAGATTTTAAAAGAGTCGCTATCAGAGGAAAAAAAAGAAGAATCAGGTCTATTAGATGAGAGAAATCTTATT